AAGGCACTGCAAACTTTGCACCAGTATTAACTTTAGGTACAGCAGGAGCAATTAACGCTGTAATTAATTCAGCTGATGAAATGTTTTTCAATATTGATTCAGATAATAATCAAACTGGAGCAGCCTTTTGGTTTGGACATAATTCAAACCAAGGTGATACAGCGTCTAATTTGATGATAATAAAAGATTCCGGCAACGTTGGTATCGGAACGACTAGTCCAGGAGATAAATTAGATGTTAACGGGGGAGTAAGAGCTACTTCATTTGGAGGTCGTGCTTATCCTTATAATAGTATACTAGGAAGTGGTGCAGATGCTTCTACGGGAACTGTTTTTGCAGGTTCAACAAGTACTTATGTTTCATCTATAGATGTAGCAGGAGGAGGAGCAACCAATCCTAATACTATTATATTAAAAACTGCTTCAGCCGAGCGTATGCGCATTGGTACAAACGGGTATGTTGGTGTTGGTCTTTCGTCACCTACAGCGCCTATTGATATAAAAGAAAATAATTATAATCTCTGGGGTATATCTGGTCAGAATGTAAGAAGAGCTTTGCAGAAATATGTTGGATATGCAGGAGATTACAATCAGCACGTTATTCTTTTACATCCAATATATGATGGTACGACTATTAATCTTAATATGGCTGCCGGTAAGATTTATGCAACAAGAGGGAGTACAGGTTCAGGATTGATTAGTGATGAGTATGAAGTATTAACAGAGTCAGCTTATGCCTCAACTACATACAATTTAATTGGGAAGAATGGGAGTGGAGCTCTTTACACTTGTTACTATAACGGAATAAAGTATATAGCATTAATACCAACATACAGGACATCTGCAGTTGCGTACTATTTTGATGGATATTACAATAACACTACAGGCGATGGATTAATAGTTGTTCCTTATAGAATCTCAAACACTTCAGTAATTTTAAATACTGAGATAAACAATTCCCTTACACTCCTTACAGGTCCTGTAGCAATAAACTTTAGAAGTCCTGTAAATATAGCAGGGGCTATGGGTGTTCTAGGGTCTATTACTCCTTCTGTTAATAATACTTATACACTCGGTGGCGGCTCTAACAAATGGAGTCAAATATGGGGAACAAGATTTTTTGCAGATGATGGGAGTGTGGGTTCTCCAACATACACCTTCGCAGGAGACCAAGATACAGGATTCTGGAAGCCAGGTGATGGTATTCTCGCTACATCTACTAACGGTGCAGAACGTATGCGTATCACTTCCGCAGGCAACGTAGGAATTGGAACTACTGCTCCGGCTGCTAAGTTAGATATAGCAGGCAAGGCACATCTGTTAAAACTTATTCATAACAATGGATATATTGAATTTCTTAATACGGCTGATAATGCTAGAACTGGTTATTTGCAATTAAACAGTGATTCTGGAAGTGCTTTGAACGTGACTGTAAACCAAGCCCTACATTTCGCTAAAAACAACGCAAATAGATTAACATTATCCGCATCAGGCAACGTAGGAATAGGAACGGAAAGTCCGGGGGCTAAGTTAGTTGTAGCAGGTAGCTCTCCTGAAGTTCAAATAAATAATTCTGACACTAATACTTTAGCATTAGGAGGATTTAGTAGCGGAAGACATTTTATAAAATCTATTAATTTAGGTATTGCTCTAACTCCTTTAACATTACAAGCTTCATCATTTACGTTTGACACAGGCAACGTCGGTATAGGGACGACTAATCCTAATGCTAAGCTGGAAATAGGAAGTGCTTACGGAGATGCTATTATACTAAAAGACAATAGGACAGCTACATCAGGCGAATATGAACACGGTATACGTTTTTCCCATTTTAATAACTACGTAAACGGTCTATATTTCCAACATAATGATTACTTAGGGATAACTAAAGATAAGTTCTTACTTAAAGTAGGTAATGGCACTAAAATGGTTGTTGACTATAGCGGCAACGTAGGTATAGGAACGACTAGTCCTACCCATAAGCTTGACATTTTCTCTACTTCATCAAGAATATCTAGTGACAACAGCTCCTATACAGCTTGGTTTATTGCAAATACCGGAACGGGTAATGCCGGAACATACTTTGACGCTATAAACGGCGACTTCTCAGGTAATGATTACGGTTTTATCGGTCAGCACAATGCCGGTTTTATGGAATATACAATCGGCGCAGCTTCTCCAGCTCCGTACCACGTTTTTTCTGGCGGCAACGTAGGAATAGGGACTACTGCTCCAGCATCAAAGCTTGACGTTGTTGGCTCTGGAGCTTATGATGGGGCTATTCGTGTTAGAAGTACATCGACCAACACGCCGGCTGCGGTTTTGGGTGTGGATGCTGTTTCAAGTGCTGATGGATATGTAGGAACAATTAACAACTGGCCATTTCAAATAAGAACGAATGATGTTGGTAGAATACATATTGACACATCTGGCAACGTCGGCATAGGGACGACAAGTCCGGCTCAGAAACTTGATGTTGTTGGTAAGATGAAAATCAGTGATGACATCATCTTGGCTCAAACCAATGGTAGAATTGACTACGACAATGGCGTCTCTTCAGGAGCATTAAGGTTTTTCTCAACTTCAGGCAACTCTGAACGTATGCGTATCACCTCTGCAGGCAACGTAGGTATAGGAACGACTGTTCCTGCTGCTAAGTTAGATGTACGAGGAGCTGACCTTACACCAGGAGACGGTAATCAAACCCTCTCTATTACAAACACAACAGGAGGTACTCAGTTAAATATGGGTACTGCTGAGAATAACTATGGATGGATAGAAGCTAGAGAAGGCGCTACTTTAAGAAATTTATTATTAAACCCTAACGGTGGCAACGTTGGTATAGGAACGACTAGTCCGGGAGCTAAGTTAGAGGTTAGGGGTAATGCAATAATTGGAGAAAATTCATACATACCATACGCTATATCAAATAGAAGTGTTTTAATGGTAAATGGTACTTCTACTTCCTTAATAGGGTTAACAACAGGTGGGACAGAATCAGCATATATATATCATTCAGGTGTAGATTTAGATATATCTCAACGAAAATCAGGAGGTAACATCTTGTTTTTTAACACAGGTTCAGAACGTATGCGTATCACCTCAGCAGGTAACGTAGGCATAGGGACGACAGTTACAGGCACAAAGTTACACGTTAAAGGAACTGGGGAAATTTTAAGAATAGAATCATCAAATATCAATTTATACCAAGCTTTCAACGCTAACGGCACTGATATAGGGTATATTGGAAATGGTGTTGGAACTATTGTCGGAGGTAGTGCAAATGATTTTGGTATGCAAGCTCCTAATAATTTTGTAATTGCAACAGGTGGTGCTACCGAACGTATGCGTATTGACGCTTCAGGCAACGTAGGTATTGGTACGACGAGTCCTACACAAAAACTTGAGGTAAACGGAAACATAAAGCTTAGCAGTGCCGCTGGCTCTACCGCAACACCAAGCAATATATGGCTTGGAAATGATTATAGTAACGGTACTACTAGAGATAAGTTAAAAGTATATTTATATAACTCAGGAACAGAACAGTACGGATTTAGTGTAGGACCTACTAGCGACGTTCAATATCACTCAAACATACTTCACGATTTTTATGTTGCGAACTCTTTAAAAGTAAGAATAAACGGAAGCGGCAACGTAGGTATAGGAACGACTAGTCCTTCTCATAAGCTTCACGTTTCAGGGGATAGAATAGTCGTTGAGAATATTACAAACGCTGGAATAATGTTTAGGACAGCAAGTGTTGATAGATATAGTGTTGCTTCTACTGGCGGAGACTTCCAAATTTATGATGAAGTAAACTTAAGTAATAGATTAGCTATAACATCAGGTGGTGATGTTGGTATAGGCACTACATCTCCAACAGAGAAACTAGACGTGAATGGTGTAGTTAATGCTACGTCATTCTCAGCAGGTGGGACAGCAGGATTTACAGGAATGGTTAATTTTCCAAGTAACCCTCCAGGTTCTCAGATGCTTGAATTTCAAGGTGGATTATTAGTAGGTGTTTCATAATAAGAAAAAACAATTATATTTGTATCATTAAAATTAAATAAAATGCAAAAATTAACAGAACAAGAATTAACTAAGGTAAGAGAGCTAGTAAACCAATTCAACACTTTAAAAATCCAGTTGGGTGATGCATACATCGCACAGCAAATGATTATGAAGAAGATTGACGAGGTTAAAGTATCTTACTCAGCTATGGAAGAGGAACTAGTTTCAGTATATGGTCAAGATGCGACTATTAACATTGAAACAGGTGAGGTATCTATTACTGAACAAGAAGAAAAATAAATGGCACAAATAAGCACATACGCAACTACATCAACACCTACCGTTGACGATAAGTTAATCGGAACAGATGTTGAGAATGAGAATCTTACAAGAAACTTTTTAATAAGCGATATACTCGCTTTATCAAGTAATGTAAATTCTTTTGCTGCGACAAATGTGCTTTATGCTTTTTCTACAGTTGACCAAGAACCTGATGGATTAGATAATCCACTACAGGTGACATTTGGTGCTGCACAGAATGACTCAACAGACCCTGTTATGATTGATGCGCTAGGTAATATAACCTTCAATCAAGTTGGCGTATATCTATTTAATGGTTTTGGCAATATTGAGAGACAAGGCTCTTCAGGAGGAGTTTCTGTTTTATTATTTAGAGCTTTAATAGATGGCGTTCAGGCAGGTGTAGTTAAAGGATTTGAGTTAAACACGACAGGTGTTATGATACCTTATGAAGTGACTACAGTTATTACTATAGACACAGTAGGCACTGTATTAACTTGGGAGATACTAAGAGATTCCTCTGGAGTAAATCAAGGTGGTATGTATATTCATACTACCTCTAGCTCTTGGGATAATGTGCCATCTGCACAAGTTCAAATATTTAAACTAACTTAGTGGGAGCAATCAGGAAGATATCTATAGGTCCTGACTACAAATCAGGGGCTATGCACTACATAGTGGGACAAGATGTCTTAGGTAATACCCATAAAATACATTTAATTAAATTTAATAATAATAAAAGCTCAATACAGATTTGGATACAATTAAGAGATGAAATATTCTTATGGAAGGAGTTCTCTGATACTGTTCCCATATCTATTGAGTATGACATAAACTTTTAATGAAATCCCCATTTAGCTTTATAGTAAGACCACTAGAGGGTAAGAGATACAATAATGTAAAAAAAATTGGATCTGTTGACCTAATAGTTAGTACATCTGAGGAGGACCATAGGTTCTCTAATAGATACGCTGAGGTTATTGAAACACCAATAGGCTACACAGGGCCTGTGTGCAAGGGTAATATACTCCTTGTGCACCACAATGTATTTAAGTTCTATAATGATATGAAAGGAAGTCAAAGAAGCGGAAGAAGTTTTTTTAAGGACGACTTATTCTTTGTGGAAGACGATCAGTTCTTTATGTTTTATAGTGGTGATGAGTGGGTGTCTTACGACAAGTACTGCTTCATTAAGCCAATACCACCTATCGACTCGTACATATACAAGCCATTTGCAGAAGAACCCTTAATTGGAACTGTTAAGTATCCTAACGAGTACCTCACTAGCAAGGGAGTGAATAAAGGAGACCTGGTTACGTTTAAGCCTGAGTCTGAGTATGAGTTTAATATAGACGGTGAGAAGCTATATAGAATGTATGACCACCAAATAACTATGGTACTATGAGTTCAAAGGAGATTAAACTAAAGATAATTGAGGCAGGTCATAGGGCAGTTGAGCAACTTATTAAGGTTGCCAAGGAGGATATTATTAAGCACGATGACAGTGAGGACTTATCTGCAGATAGACTAAAGAATGCAGCCGCAACTAAGAAGCTTGCGATATTCGATGCATTTGAAATCCTAAGCAGGATAGAGGCTGAGCAGGAGGCTATAGACTCAATAGATAAGATATCAACTAAGGTACACACAAAGGTAGGATTTGCAGAAGGAAGAGCAAAATAGTATATATAGACTTGTAGAGGACTATATCCCTCAGACAGTTCGCTCTAATAAGAATAAGGCGAAGTCCTGGGAGTATGGCTACAATGAAAAGTATGATTTTGTTGTAATATCAAAAGACGGAACTCTTGGAGACATAGTCGAGATACAAGGTTTAAGGATTGGTCTTCCACTTACACCTAGATTGTGTATGCAGAGGCATAAGAACCCTGAGCAACAATACTGGGAACGAGTACCTCTACCGCAAGAGTTAAGCAAGATACAGACTAAGTTTCAGTGGAACGAAAAACCTTCAGCGTTTAAGGACAGGTGGGTTGACTACATTGAGTCAGAGTTTGATAATAGGGAGTTTGGTGTTTGGTTTATGAATAATGGTGTTCCTACATATATAACAGGAGCACACTATATGTATCTACAGTGGACCTCAATTGACGTTGGATATCCAGACTATAGAGAGGCTAATAGGGTTCTATATATATTCTGGGAAGCTTGCAAGGCAGACAAGAGGTCATTTGGTATGGTGTACTTAAAGATAAGACGTTCAGGGTTCTCATTTATGAGCTCATCTGAATGTGTTAATACAGGCACTCTATCTAAGGATGCTAGAATAGGAATCCTATCAAAGACAGGTGGTGACGCAAAGACAATGTTTACAGACAAGGTTGTTCCTATATCAAATAGGCTTCCTTTTTTCTTTAAGCCAATACAAGATGGTATGGACAAGCCAAAGACTGAGCTTGCATTTAGGATACCGGCATCTAAAATCACGAAGAAGAATATGTATACTTCAAATGATGATGAGTTAACAGGTCTTGATACAACTATAGACTGGAAGAATACAGACGACAACAGCTATGATGGCGAGAAGCTTCTGCTGCTTGTTCACGACGAGAGCGGAAAATGGATAAAGCCAAATAACATACAGAATAACTGGAGGGTTACTAAGACCTGTCTACGTTTAGGTAGTAGAGTTATAGGTAAGTGTATGATGGGTTCAACCTCAAACGCACTAAGTAAAGGTGGAGATAATTTTAAGAAACTATATGAAGACTCTAGCGTATCAAAGCGTAGCGCTAATGGTCAAACTAAGAGTGGTATGTACTCGCTATTTATTCCTATGGAATGGAATATGGAGGGATTTATTGACCGCTATGGGATACCTGTGCTTGAGTGCCCTGAGTCTCCTATACTAGGCATAAACAATGAAAAAATAACGCAGGGAGCTATTAAGTACTGGGAGAATGAGGTAGAGTCAAATAAGAACGATGCTGATGCATTAAATGAATTCTATCGTCAGTTCCCAAGAACAGAGTCTCACGCATTTAGAGACGAGAGTAATCAGTCTCTATTCAACCTAACTAAGATATATCATCAGATAGACTACAACGACTCTTTAATAAGAGAGCACCACATAACAAGGGGTAGTTTCCACTGGAAGGATGGGATAAAAGATACTGAGGTTATATTTAGCCCAAACAATAGCGGAAGGTTCTATGTGAGCTGGAATCCTAAGAAGCATATGCAGAATAGGATAGTGACTAAGAATGGAGTTAAGTATCCAGGAAATGAACACTTAGGTGCATTTGGATGTGACTCCTATGATATATCAGGGACTGTAGGTGGTGGGGGGTCTAATGGATCACTCCACGGACTTACTACGTATCATATGGACGAAGCCCCTGTAAACACATTCTTCCTAGAGTATATAGCTAGACCACAGACAGCAGAGATATTCTACGAAGACGTCCTTATGGCTTGTGTGTTTTACGGTATGCCAATACTTATAGAGAATAACAAACCAAGACTACTATATCACTTTAAGAATAGGGGGTACAGAGGATTCTGTATGAACAGACCTGATAAACAATATAACAATCTATCTAAGACAGAGAGAGAGTTAGGTGGTATCCCAAACAGTAGTGAGGATATAAAGCAGGCACACGCATCTGCTATAGAGTCTTACATAGAGAAGTATGTTGGTATGGATATGGATGGCACATATAGAGACCCCGGAGATATGGGAGATATGATATTTACAAGGACTCTAGAGGACTGGGCAAAGTTTGATATTTCAAATAGGACAAAGCACGATGCTTCGATTAGTTCTGGTCTAGCTATTATGGCTACTCAAAAGAACTTGTATCTGCCTGAGAAAAAACAATCAAAAATAAACATTAACTTTGCGAGGTACAGCAATAAAGGAACGCTAAGCGAAATAATTAGATGAAAGATGTTAAAATAGATATCACATCTGCAGGATTTCCAAGCCAATTTGTTTCCGATTCAATAAAAGCTTCGGATGAATTTGGTTTACAGATTGGGCAAGCTATTCAATACGAATGGTTTCGAAAAGATGGAAACGGTAGCAGGTATTACGGTCAATGGAGAGACTTCCACAGGTTAAGACTATATGCTCGTGGAGAGCAATCTGTAGCAAAGTATAAAAACGAGCTAGCCGTAGACGGTGATCTGTCTTACCTTAATTTAGACTGGACTCCTGTTCCTATTCTGCCAAAGTTTATTGATATCGTTGTTAATGGTATGTCTGATCGTCTATTTAAGGTTAAGGCGTATGCACAGGATGCTATGTCTCAGCAGAATAGAAGTTCTTATCAGGATATGATTGAAGGTCAGATGGTTGCAAAACCAATACTTCAGACTATTATGGATAAGACAGGGGCTAATCCTTTTGTTACAGACCCAAACGAACTTCCAAATACAGACGAAGAGCTTGCGTTATATATGCAGCTTAACTATAAGCCTGCAATCGAGATAGCAGAAGAGACTGCTATCAACACAATATTTGATGCAAATCACTACGACGACATTAGAAAGAGGTTAGACTATGATATGACTGTCCTTGGAGTAGCTATAGCAAAACACGAGTTCCTAAAGGGAGATGGCGTAAGAATATCTTACGTAGACCCTGCTAATGTTGTCTATAGCTACACTGAAGATCCTAACTTTAAAGATTGTTTTTATTGGGGTGAGATTAAGACTGTTCCTATTATTGAGCTAAAGAAGATTGATCCTACACTGACCAACGCTGACTTAGAAGAGATATCTAACTACAGTCAGAGCTGGTATGATTATTTTAATGTAGCACAGTTCTATCAAAACGATATATTCCATAAGGATACAGCTACGTTGCTGTACTTTAACTACAAGACCACTAAGGACATTGTATACAAAAGAAAAATAACTGACTCAGGAAATCTAAAGATGGTAGAGAAGGATGATACCTTTAACCCACCTGAGGATATGATGAAGGAAGGAAACTTTGAAAAGGTTTCTAAGACTATAGACGTATGGTACGAGGGTGTTATGGTTATGGGCACTAACTTCTTATTAAAGT